AACTGCAGGGCGATGGCACTGGCAAGCTGGGCGAGTTCACTGCGGAGGAGGTGCGGCAGCTGCGCGAGGCGGGAAAGAGCCTGCCGATCCAGACGCGTATTGCCCAGCCCGCCCAGGCCGATCCGGACAAGCCGGCGAGCAAATCGAAGAAGGACGGGCGCAGTGAGGCGCAACGTCGCCAGGACGAACTGCGTCGCCAGCTCGAACAGGAACAGCGCCTACGCGAACAGGCCGAGCGCGAGGCCGCGCAGATGTCCGAGCGTGCGCAGGACATCATCATCGGGGCGATGCAGGAGGCCGAGCAGGAGGCCGAGCGCCTCTCGCAGCTCGTGCAGGGGCCGATCATCGAGGCAGCCCAGGCGCGCGAGCGGGCGGTCGAGTTGGCCGTAGATGGATTCCGGCGCGAGCGCGATGCCTTGCTGGATCTGTCGCGCGAGGAACAATCCCTGCGCGACATCGAGGCCGGGCGCTACGGGGAACTGACCGATGCGCAGGAGCAGGCCATCATCAACGAGGCGCGCCTGACCGACAAGGTCGAACAGGCGATGGAAGTGCGCCGCCGGGAGATGGAGGAGCAGCAGCGTGCGAGGGATCAGATCCGTGATGCCACGCAGGAGACCGAGAACCTGGCCGATACGCTGGGGCTCACGTTCGCCTCGGCGGCCGAGGACGCGATCATCCAGTGGCAAGGATTCCGAGGCCTGCTCAAGGGGATCGAACAAGATCTGCTGCGCATCCTGACGCGCAAGCTGGTCACCGAGCCGCTGGCCAACGCGGCCGGCGACATCCTGGGCAACCTGCTGCCGGCGATCCTGCCGTTCGCCAACGGCGGCATCGCGCGCGGCATCACGCCGCTGGCGACGGGCGGGGTGCTCACGCGCCCGACCCTGGCGCTGATGCGAGAGAAAGGGCAAAACGAGGCGGTGGTGCCGCTGCCCGATGGGCGCAGCATTCCGGTCAAGCTGGCCGGTGGCGGAGCGGCCAGCTACAACCTGACGCTCAACGTCAACGGCGTGCAGGATGTGACCGGCTTCCAGCGCAGCCAGCACCAGGTGATGGTGTCGATGCAGCGCCTGCTCGCTCAAGCGGGGCGGCGCGCATGAGCTTCATCGAGACGCCGCGCTTCCCGGATGTGATCGCGGTCAACGCGATCGCCGGTCCGGAGTACGACACCGAGATCGTGCCGCTCCTCAGTGGGCGCGAGGCGATCAACATCGCCCGCTCCCAGGCCCGCCTGCGCTTCGACATCGAGATGCCGCTGCTGGGCACGGCCAAGGACACGCTGCTGGCGTTCTTCCGGGCCATGAAAGGCCGCGGGCACGGCTTCCGGCTCAAGGATTGGTCGGACTACGAGGTCGCGCGGGCTGCCGGGCGACTGAGCGCGATCGCTGCCGGGGTGACGGCGGAGACCGCAAGCGACTACGGCGCCGGGGTGCCGGCCTACCAGCTCACCAAGGTTTACGAGACCGGTGCGCTGGCCGAGCACCGCTGGGTGCGCAAGCCCGTGGTGGGGACCACGGCGATCTATCGCGGTGATGTGCTGGCCACGGCCGGTGCGAGCGCCGGCAACTATGCGCTCGACACAACCACCGGGGTGGTGACCTGGGTGGCCAGCGCGGCCTCCGCGGTGAGCTCCGTCAGCGTCGGGGCCAGCACTGAGGTCACACTCAATTCGGCGATCGGTCTATCCAACGGCGGGCGCCTGTACTTGTCCGGGCTGACCGGAACCGTGGCCAGCGTGCTCAACGGCCTGGCACACCCGATCACCGACGTGTCCGGGGCGGTCTACACCATCAGCACCTCGACCGCAGGGCTGGCCTACACGAGCGGTGGCACTGGGTATCGCTACCCACAGCCGGATGAGGCGCTCGACTTCTCCGGCGAGTTCGACGTGGCGGTGCGCTTCGATTCCGACTGGCTGGCGCTCACGCTGCGCCAGCGCACCAGCTATCGCGGGCCGATGTCCCTGCGCGAGCTGCTGGCCGGGGACGACGTGTGAGGAACCTCTCGTCGGCACTGCTCGCGCACTTGTCCCTGCCGGTGACTTCGCTCGCTTGGCTGTGGCGCCTGGTGCGCCAGGACGGCACGGTGATGGCCTTCACCGATCATGATCGGCCGATCCTGCACGAGGGGGTGGTCTACGAGGCGGGCGCCGGGTTCTGGGCGAGCTCGGTGTCGGCCTCTGCCTCTCTGGAGGTGGATAACCTCGAGGCAGAAGGTGTCCTCGATAGTGAGGCGATCAGCGAAGCAGATCTGCTCGCTGGCGTGTACGACTATGCGCAGGTGTTCATCGAGGTCATCAACTGGGCCTCTCCATCCGACGGGTCAATCATCATGCACCAGGGGCGCCTGGGGCAGGTCAGTGTCACCCGTGGAAGGTTTCGCGCTGAGCTGCGCGGGATCGCGCAGGCGTTCTCCCAGAACATTGTCGAGGTCACTTCCCCCGGGTGCCGCGCACGACTGGGGGATGCACGCTGCGGCGTCGACGTCCTGGCGCTGACGGTCACGGGGACGATTACGAACGTGTCCGGCCGGCGGATCCTGGGCGACACGTCGCGCGCTGAGGCGACGAACTACTGGCGCGGCGGACTGCTGACGATGACGTCCGGCAACTGCGACGGGCTGGCGATGGAAGTCAAGTCGTTCGCCGTCGAAACGGGCGTGGGCGTGCTGCGCCTCATGCTGCCTTTCCCGTTCGACGTCGAGGTCGGCGATACCTACTCGCTCGAGCCTGGATGCGACTACAGCATCGAAACGTGCAATGACACGTTCGACAACGTCGACAACTTCCGCGGGGAGCCGCACCTGCCGGGAATGAAGCGGGTTCTCGCCTTCAAGGTGCCGCCCGGATGACGCCGCAGCAGATCATCGCCGAGGCGCGCTCCTGGCTGGGCGTGCCGTTTCTGCACCAGGGGCGCAGCCGGCGCGGGGTCGACTGCGCCGGTCTGGTGATCGTCGTCGGTCGTGCCGTGGGCGGTCTTCCTCTGGATTGGGATTATCGGAACTACCTGCGGCAAGAGCACCCGCGCACCATGATCAGGCTGATGAATGAAAACTGGGTGCGCCGGACAGATGATGGGCCGGAACGTGTCGGCGACATCGTCGTCATGCACCCGCGCGGGTCGACGTCCTGGCATATGGGGATTGTCTGCGGGGCGACGGTCGTGCACGCATGGTCCCTGATCGGCAAGGTGACCGAGTCGCCATTGACGCACGAATGGGTCTATCGGCGTCGTGGGATCTATTGCTATCCGGGGGTCGACTGATGGCGCAGGTATTTCTGGGCGTCGTCGGCGGGGTGATCGGCGGACTGATCGGCGGACCGGTCGGCGCATCCATCGGGTTCGGTCTGGGGTCCGCGCTGGGCGCGTCGTTCACGTCCCTGCCAGACGTGCAGGGGCCGCGCCTGTCGGACCGTTCTCCTCCTCCTTCGCAGTACGGCACGCCGATCCCCTGGGTTCTGGGAACCGGCTATGTGCAGGGCGTCGTCACCTGGGCGAAGAACATCCGCGAGGTCGCGCGCACCGAGGACGTCGGCGGCAAAGGCGGGCCGAGCCAAGAGGTCACGACTTACGAGTATTACGGCACCTGGGCGGTGCACCTGTGCCGCGGGCCGATCGCCGGCGTCCGGCGTATCTGGCTGGGCCCGCATCTGGTCTATGACGCCAGAGAGACGAACGAAGGCCCGTGGCGGTCGACGGTGATCACTGCCGGGTCCGCGCTGATGCGGATCTATCTCGGTGCCGAGGATCAAGAGCCGGACTCATACGAGCAGGCCGACAAGGGCGCGACGCGCACGCCTGCATATCGCGGGATCGCGCGGCTGGTTTTCATAGACATCCCGCTGCGCAAGTTCGCCAACACGTTCCCGGTCGTCACCGCCGAAGTCGTCTCCGAAGGCAACGAAGTTTCCATCGTCGACACGTTCGAGCACGACAGCGGCCGGGAAGGGGACGTCAGTCGCAACAGTTACCCGGGCGTGCTATATGACCCGAGCACGGGCTATACCATCGTCTGCGCGTACAACTACGACGACCCTACGCATCGGTCGGACTTCACCGCGTTCGACGGCGCCGGGAATGTCGTCTGGACGAACAACAATCTGGCCGACGGCGGCGAGCTATACATGCACGTCGCGGATGGCAAAGTCTTTTACGCGTTCGGAATCCGGCAAGTCGCCTACATGGACGCGGCGACCGGGGCGAATACTTCGCTAGTCAATAGTGCGAATTCGATCGCCGGCCTGGGCTACTGCCCGGACCAGGAGGAAATTTGGTACATCAACACGTCCGGCACCGACCGAATCCAACGCTACACGCTTGCGGGCAGTCTGTCGGGCACGACGAACCTTCCGGCAACGCCATACGGGGGCGTCGTCTGGGTGCCGTCGACCGAGCGCATGTGGATCTGCGGCACGTCCGCAGTCTGGGTCTACACGCCGACCGGGACGCTGGTCGACACGATCAGCCTGTCGCTGACAAACGAAATCAAAACGGCGGTGTACGACGAAGACACCGACACCGTCTGGATCAGCAACGGGGCGACGACTTGGCGCGTCGGTGCATCGTCCCTGTCAGCGACGTCGGTGTCGACTCCAGGCGCGCGTAGCGTCGCACTGGTGCCGGGTGAGGGACAGGCGATCTACGTCGACACGTCGCAGGATCTGATCAGCATCGACACCGCGACGATGGTGCAGACGGTGCTGGCCTCCGACATCATCAACAGCGGTTCGGGCCAGTGGCACGCCTACAACCCGGTCACACAGTCGCTGTGGTTCACCGCGGGGTCGGACAGTTTCGATGCGGGCGAAGTCTCGCGGGTGCTGATCAACCGGCTGGCGGGCGCGTCGACGACGCTGCAGGACATCGTCGAAATGATCGCCGAGGGCGTCGGGATCGAGCCGCCGACCATCGACGCGTCGGCGCTGACCGATGAGGTTCGCGGATGGATGCTGGCGCGCACGATGCCGGCCCGTGCCGCGCTCGAGCCGCTGCGCGCGGCGTATGCGTTCGACCTACCGGAAGTCGACGGGCAGCTGGTCGCGGTCAAGCGTGGCGGCGCGGCGGTGCGAACGATCAGCCGCGACGAGATCGTTGCGCCGCAACTCAGCGGGGCTGGATCAACGGAGCTGGAGTCTGTCAGAGAGCAGGACGTGGCATTGCCGGCCACGGTCGAAGTGGCCTATCTGGATGCTGCAGCATCCTACGAAGTGAGCATCCAAAGGGCGAAGCGCCTGGCGACGAATAGTCTGGAAGTTCTACAGGTTGAACTGCCGGTGATCCTGGATGCATCGGAGGCGATCGAGCGGGCCGCGGTTATTCAGTCGATGGCATGGATGGGCAGGACATCACACCGGCTGATGCTCACGCGTAAGCACTTCGATCTTGCTCCTGCAGACGTGATCGAGTTGGAAAACGAGGCCGGCGAAGCGCGGCGCATGCTGGTGCTGCGCGCGGACTACGGGCGTCCCGGGCTGGTCATTCTGGAAACGGTCGACGACGACGCGTCGATCTACACACAGGACATCCCGGGCGTCGCCTGGGACTACGACGACGAGTCGGTCGAGGTCATCGGCCCGTCCCTGCTGTTCATGATGGACACCGTCCTGCTGCGCGACTCCGACAACGGCAGCGGGACCGATGCCGGGTTCTATGCGGCGGTGAACGCGGTCACGACGGGCTACGAAGGCGCGTCGATCTACAAAAGTTTCGACAACGCGAATTGGTCGGGCGTCGTGAACGCTGCCGGCAGCACGACCGGACGCGCGTCGACGGCGCTGGCCGATGGCGACTGCACGACCTGGGACGACGTCAACGAACTGACGGTCACGCTGGACAACGCGGGCAGCACGCTTTCCAGTTCGACCGATCTGGCGGTGCTGAACGGCGCGAACATGGCCGCGCTCGAGGGGTCGGCGGGCTGGGAAATCATCCAATGGGTGAACGCGACCGACAACGAGAACGGCACCTGGACGCTGTCGCGCCTGTTGCGAGGTCGGCGCGGGTCGGACTATGCCAGTGCGGGCCATGCGGTAAACAACCGCTTTGTAGTTCTCAACGCGCTGACGACGCGCCGGGTCGCGCTGGAACTGGGCGACATCAACCTGACGCGCTGGTATCAGGCGGTGAGTTTCGGGCTGGCGGTCGAAGAGACCGGGACGGCGTTCACCTGCGCGGCGAACGGTCTGAAGCCGCTGTCGGTGAAGCACGTCGAGGCCGAGCGGGACGAGTCAGGCAACCTGACCATCAGCTGGGTGCGGCGTTCGCGCATCGGCGGTGCGTGGACCGATGACGCGGACGTGCCGCTTGGCGAGGAAACAGAAGCCTACGAAATCGACGTGCTGGACGGCGACACGGTCGTTCGCACGCTCGAGGCGACGACGACAGAGGTCGAATACAGCGCGGCGAATCAGACGACGGACTTTGGCAGTGCGCAGTCTGAGGTCGACGTGATCATCTACCAGATGTCCGCGACGGTGGGTCGTGGATTCCCAACTGCTGCGACGGTGTAGACCATGACGGATACAGTAAAGCTAGGCGTCACCAAGATCGAGGTATCCCAGTCGCAGAAGGAAGTGACTGCAAATGCTGCCTTCGACAAGTTCGACAAGGCAATCGCGGGATACGAGGACATCGACATCGCTGGCGGTGCTGGCGATCAGTCACTGACGGCGGCCGAACAGCTGAATGCTGCCATCGTTCTTTCCGGGACCATCACCGGCAACCGCAACGTCATCGTCAGCACCGAGAAGAAGTGGCACTTCTACAACGACACCGACGGCGCCTACACAGTCACGGTGAAGACGTCCGGCGGCACCGGTGTCGAGATCCCCGCCGACGAATGGCGCGAGGTCCTGAACGACGGGACGAACGTCGTCGAGATTGGCGGTGGTGGTGGCGGTGGCACCTGGGGCGGCATCACCGGCACGCTTGCCCATCAGACGGACCTGCAGGCGGCACTGGACGACAAGCTGGACGAATCCGCAGCGGTCGAGGACTTCCTAGACTTGGGGCAGGTGCCGGCAAGTTTCAGCGGGCAGGCGCTGCGACTGTTGCGCGTGAACGTGGGCGAAACCGCGATCGAGTTCGCCGACCCGTCAGTGCAAGCGGCAATCGTCTCCGAGACGATCGGCGACGGGACCGAAGACACGTTCGTGATCGAACACGGATTCGGTTCGCTGGACGTGCTGGTGATTGTGCGCGAGTCGACCGACAGCGGGGGCGATGGATACATCCGCGTCGATAGCGGATATGAGGTTCGTTTTTTCGACGAAGACACGGTCCAGGTCATCTTCGATTCACCGCCGAGCGCGGGCCAGTACATCGTCACCTGCGCGCTGCCGTGGATTCAGTCGGACGCGCCGCTGTCCAGTC